TCCAGCACAAACGTCAGCCAAAATATTTGCATATATTACACTTCCAAGCATGTTGCTTTGGTACAAAAACCATGACGACCCACGTTACAAACAACTCCCTAGATGGCAAAAAGATTTATTTTGGATTGTTATAACTGGCGATGGAACGGTGAACGAACCAGAGGACTATACTGTTTGGCGCATTCCGAAGCCGTTTGAACTTGGTCTTTTGTTTGGCACTGGCGCTGAACGTATGATGGATTTTGTTGAAGACAAAGACCCTGGGCATTTAGGTAAGTTTTTTGGAGACTTTGCTAAAGACTCGGTTTTATCTATGGGGCCAATACCTGACTTTGCTAAACCAAGTCTTGAGTTTTGGGCAAACAAAAACTTTTTCACAGACCGTCCGATTGTGTCGCGCGGTATGGAAAACATGCTGCCTGAGTTTCAGTATGACCAGTACACTAGCGCAACGGCAAAAACCTTGGGAAAACTTATCAATGAAATAACATTTGGCTATGGCCCTTCTAGCCCGCAAAAGATTGACCACCTTATAGGTTCTTGGACTGGAACTTTGGGTAGATACGCCGTAGAGGCCGCTGACAAAGCCTTAATTGATTCTGGGCTTGTGGTTCAGCCTACTAAACCAGAGAAGACGCTTGAGGACTTGCCTGTTATTCGTGCCTTTTTAGTGCGTAAACCAACGGGCAGTTCCCAATACATAGAGGACTTTTACCGCAAATATGAGAAGATTGGTGGTCGCATGGCTACCATTGAGAAGCTGCAAAAAGAAGGACGCATGGCAGAAGCGCGGGGAGTGCTTAGTGATACTGACTTGAACTTAATACCGCTTTTAGGCTTCAGAGATACTTTGTCTAACATAAACAAGACGATAAGGCTTGTTCACGCGGGGCCGATGAGTGCCAAAGAAAAACGCCAGATGATTGACCAGCTTTATCTGACGATGATTGAGGTGGCAAAGGCTGGGCTTGAAACGGTGGAAAGTTTGCCGGAATAACACAACCTTTCGCAACAGGTAAAAATGCTGTATATATATGCTAGGAGTTTGACATGACAGTTAGCAGTACCACAACTAAAAATAGCTACGCGGGTGATAGCAGCACCGTTGCGTTTTCGTACACGTTCAAGATTTTTGACGAGGACGATATTGCAGTAATTCTGCGCGATAACGCCACAGCTACTGAAACCGTCCAGACCATCACCACAAACTACACTGTATCTGGTGTAGGTAATGCTGGTGGCGGCACGATTACGTTTGTCACAGCGCCAGCTACAGGCAAAACAGTTGTGCTACGGCGCGAGTCAGCCCAAACACAGACAACGGACTATACGCCGAATGACCCGTTCCCAGCCGAAGCGCATGAAGATGCCCTGGATAAGCTGACATTCTTTGTGCAAGAGGTACAAGAAGAACTAGACCGTTCTATCAAGCTATCCCGTACAAATACAATGACTTCAACAGAGTTTACTGTTGGTGCGGCTGACCGTGCAGACAAAATCCTTGCCTTTGACAGCAATGGTGAGATTAGTGTTACGCAAGAACTAGGGACATTTAAGGGTAACTGGGGAACAGGAACAACTTATGCTGTCCGTGACCTGGTAAAAGACACAAGCACAAACAATATTTTTATCGCCAACACAGCGCACACATCTAGCGGTTCACAGCCACTAACAACCAATACTGACAGCGCAAAATGGGATTTATTGGTAGATGCAGCATCGGCAACAACGGCGGCTTCAAGCGCAACAAGCAGCGCAACGGCTGCGGCGGCTTCAGCATCAGCCGCAAGCACAAGCGCAAGCAATGCCTCAACAAGTGAAACAAATGCCGCAACATCAGCTTCTAACGCCGCAACAAGCGCGACAAATGCAGGTAACAGCGCGACAGCAGCATCCAATGCACAAGCCGCAGCGGAAGCAGCATTAGATACATTCACAGACCAATATCTAGGTTCTTTGGCATCAGACCCGACAACGGACTTAGATGGCAATGCGCTGACTGACGGCGATTTATATTTTAACACCACTGATAATGTGATGAAGGTCTATGACCTTGGTAATACAACTTGGAAACAGCTAACACCTACAGCCGCACAGCAAACAAACATTGATACTGTTTCTGGCATTGCCGCTAACGTAACAACTGTTGCTGGTATCTCAGGTGATGTTACCACCGTTTCTGGAAACACTGCTAATATTGGTACTGTTGCTGGTTCAATTAGCAACGTAAACACTGTTGGTACAAACATAACCTCAGTCGTTAATGCAGCAAACAGCATTGCCAGCATTAACAACTTTGGTGATACCTATTTTGTTAGCGCAACAGCACCATCATCACCTACTCTTGGCGATTTATGGTTTGATACAACTAATGACGTTATGAAGGTGTACGGTTCTGGCGGTTTTGTGAACGCCGGTTCATCAGTAAATGGCACATCTAATCGCTACAACTATGTGGTAGGCACAGCATCTGGCACATACACAGGAAGCACCACAGTATTCCCTGCAACTTATGATGCTGGCTATGTGGATGTTTATTTGAATGGTGCAAAGCTGACTGTTACCAGTGATTTTACAGCTACTAACGGTACAGACGTAACTCTTGCTACTGCTGCTACAACAAGCGATGTTGTTGATATTGTAGCCTACGGCACGTTTACTGCTGCTACTGCCTTGTCATTAGGTGACAATGAGAAGATACAGCTAGGTGCTTCTCAGGACTTGCAGATTTATCACGATGGGTCGAATAGCATTATTGATGACACTGGCAGTGGCAGATTATATCTTCGCAGCGACCCCGGCGTTATTATTTCAAAGTATACTGGCGAAACCTGCGCACAGTTTAACGCTGACGCTGACGTAAAGCTATACTACGACAACGCCGTTAAACTAGCCACCACCAGCACAGGCGTGGATGTCACTGGCACTGTGACGGCCACTGGAAATGCATTGCTTACTGGCGGTAATTATTACTTTGGGGCATTAGCTGGAACAGACAGAGCTTACGTTGGCTGGGCAACTGGAAATGGAATGTCTGTGTGGAATGTTCAAAACAGTTTCATTCAGTTTGGCACAAACAACACAGAACGTATGCGCATCGACAGCAGCGGCAACGTGCTGGTGGGGACGACTACTGCTGATGGTGGCTATGATGAAAGTGATGGTGGTGCAACTACAACATTTATAGGTGCATCAATCGGTGGTGCTGCAAGTGGTACTGCCTTTGTTTCACGTCGAGCCGCCCCGCTACAGTTAAACAGACAGGCCAACGATGGCGACATTGCAGTGTTCCGCAAGGACGGCACCGCTGTGGGTAGTATTGGGGCAAGAACTTCAGGGGAGGCTTATATCGGTTTAGGTTCGGCTGGGTTAACAGGTTCTGGCTCTGGTGGTGGCTCGTTACTTCCAACAACCGGCGGCACAACTTACACAGACAATGTTGTGGATTTAGGTTTTTCGTCCGGTCGCTTTGACGACATCTATGCCACCAATGGCACTATCCAAACATCTGACGCTAACGAAAAGCAGCAAATCGCAACTCTGACTGATGCTGAAATCACAGCCGCTAAAGCTATCAGCGCACTGTTCAAGACCTTTAAGTGGAACAGCGCAGTTACTGAGAAAGGCGACGCAGCAAGAACACACGCTGGCGTAATCGCACAGGATGTTCAAGCAGCTATGACTGCCGCTGGCTTGGACGCTGGTGACTATGCGTTCTTCATTAGCAGCACTTGGTGGGAAACACAGACAGAGGTTCCGGCTGTTGAGGCTGTGGAAGCTGTTGATGCAGTCTATGAGGATGTTGTTATTCCAGCGGTTGAGGAAGAACTTGATGAAGATGGCAACGTCATTGTTGAGGCACAACCAGAACGCACTGAACAGCGTCTTGTTAGTGAGGCTATTGAGGCTGTAGAAGCCGTTGCAGCCTACACACGCACTGACACCTACGACACAGCAGAAGAAGCCCCAGAAGGTGCTGTTGAACGCACACGGCTTGGCATCCGCTATCCTGAGTTGCTTGCCTTTGTGGGTGCCGCAACTGAACAGCGTCTGGCTAATATTGAAACACGCTTGACCGCATTGGAGAATGTATAATGACTAGAGCAAGAGAACTTGCAGACCAGCATAAGACCCTTGATGTAGACGGCGGCACCATCAAACTGGATGGTAACTATCCTGTTGGTACACAAAACGTGGCGTTGGGTAACACTGCTTTGGACAGCGTTGCTTCTGATGGCAATTACAACACCGCAATAGGTGATGCCGCACTCACGGCAAACACTACTGGTGATAACAACACTGGCGTTGGCGCACTTGCTTTGACGGCAAATGTTGGTGGAATACAGAATACTGCTGTTGGTGCTTTTGCGTTAGACGCAAACACGTCAGGAAATTACAACACAGGTTTAGGTGGTAATGCTCTATCTGCAAACACTACTGGTGCAAGCAATACGGCTGTAGGCAGGTTTGCACTTTCGGCAAACACCACCGCCAGCAACAACACAGCAGTGGGTTATCAGGCATCCTACACTGGAACCACTGGTGCTTCTAATACAGCCATTGGTCGAACGGCGTTGTACGCTAACAGCACTGGCAACGACAATGTGGCAGTTGGTCAGCAAGCACTTGAAGCTAACACTGCATCTGGTAACACTGCGCTTGGCTATGCTGCGATGTATCAGAACACATCTGGAACAAATAATGTTAGTTTGGGGTATTTGGCTTTAGGGTCAAACACCACCGCAAGCTACAATACCGCTGTGGGATATCGGGCTTCATACGCAGGAACAACTGCCCAGCAAAACAACGCACTGGGCTATGAGGCGTTGAGATACACAACGACTGGCTCTTACAACAATGCGTTTGGTGTTCAGGCACTGCGGTTTAACACTACTGGCGGAAGCAATACTGCTATGGGGCAGGAGGCACTCTACTCCAACACCACCGCATCTGACAACACGGCTGTAGGCTATCAGGCTTTGTATAGTAATACAACGGCTGTAAACAACACTGCTGTTGGCAAAGGTGTTGGGTATTTTAATACCACAGGTTTTGATAATGTTGCTATGGGTAAGGACACCTTTTACTACAACACCACAGGCAGCTACAACACTGCTATTGGCCGTGCCGCATTGCAGTCAAACACCACCGCTAGCTACAACACGGCTATAGGCCGTTCAGCACTACAGAACAACACCACCGGTGGTTATCAAACTGCTGTTGGTTATCAGGCGGGATACTCACAAACTTCAAATAGTTACAACACCTTTATTGGCGGGTCAGCAGGGTATTCTTCCACTGACACTAGAAATACATTTGTAGGTATGGAGAGTGGCTATTATGTTACCTCAGGTAGCGGAAACACTATCTTAGGTCGCTACAACGGCGACCAAGGCGGCCTAGACATCCGCACATCCAGCAACAACATCGTGCTGTCGGATGGCGATGGTAATCCTAGACAAACAATTAACTCAAGTGGTTTTGTAAATTGGGGAACTGACCCAGACTATAATGATGCTTTCTTAAACCTTACTTGGTCTGCTCCGGCAAAAATTGGTTTTACATATAACAATACAGTTTCTGGCGGTGGCGCAGTCAATCGGTTCAAATATAATGGAACAACTGTTGGTGAAATTACAATAAACAATACTAGCACAACCTATTCAACTTCAAGTGACTACCGCCTCAAAGAAAACGTAATTGAACTGACAGGCGCAGCAGACCGTGTTCAGCAGCTTGCACCAAAGCGGTTTAACTTTATTGTAGATGCTGACACAACTGTTGATGGTTTCTTAGCACACGAAGTTCAGTCAGTTGTACCTGAAGCAGTTACAGGCACACACAATGAGGTGGACGCAGATGGCAATGCAGTGATGCAAGGCATTGACCAAAGCAAACTTGTGCCGTTGCTAACCGCAGCGTTGCAGGAAGCACTAACAAAGATTGACCAATTAGAAACACGCATTGTAGCACTGGAGACAAACTAATGGACGAACTAACAGCAGAACAAATCGCACAACATTACACAGCGATGGGTCACAGCGTTGACCTCATCAATGCTATCATTGCTGGTGAGGCTATGGCTGATGATGATGCAGCAGATAAGCAGGATTGCGTAGACAGGAATGTTGAACATCTTGAGATTATGGTTGCTAAGGACTTCTGGACTACAGAGGATATGACTGCGGCTAATGCGGCTATTGCTGCTGGTCAAGCATACGAGGCTTAAATGAGCGAAGAAAACAAGGTCATCATAGACGTTGCGGCTGGCACAGGCACATTTGCTGCTTGGGTTGGGATGATGCCGGATATTGTGGCCTTGTTTACTGGCGTTTGGGTGTTAATACGCATCTGGGAAACTGAGACAGTCAAGAAGGTGACTGGTCGCCAGGGCAATGTATAAGGCAATAGTCCTAGCTTGTGTCATTGGTTCACCGACTAACTGTGTAGAATTTCACGATATTAGAGGCCCATACTATACTGAGAAAGAGTGTCGTAACCGCGCTATGGAGATGGCAAGGGCGGTAGGAGAGATAGCAAACTTAATGCCTATCAAATGGCGTTGTGACGTTCTAAAGAAAGGAATGCTGTCATAGACCCTATTAGCATCACAGCGGCTGTCAGTGGGGCTACAGCGGCGTTTAACACTATCAAGAGTATGATTGCTGCTGGCAGAGACATTGAATCCTGTATGGGCGATGTGTCGCGCTGGATGAAGATGGCATCTGACGTTGACCAGGCTGAGAAACAGGCTAAGAACCCACCTATATTTAAAAAGCTATTAGCCGCCGGTTCTGTTGAGGAGGAGGCGTTACAGGCTTATGCAGCCAAGAAGAAGCTGGAAGCGCAGCGACAGGAACTAAAGAACTTTCTGAACATGTCATACGGCCCACAAGCCTGGGCAGATTTAATCCAGCTTGAAGGCAGAATAAGGAAACAGAGACAGGAAGCCATTTACAAGCAGCAAGAAAGACGGCGGCAAATACTAG